TTTAAAGTATACAAACAAAAAGAATTATTAGAAGATGCTATTATTATCTACCGAGTACAACGTGCGCCTGAAAGACGTGTGTTTTACATTGATGTAGGTAATATGCCAGCACACATGGCAATGGGCTATGTTAACAGAGTTAAAAATGAAATACATCAAAGACGTATTCCAACACAAAGTGGTGGTGGACAAAGTATGATGGATGCAACATATAACCCACTGTCAATTAATGAAGATTACTTCTTTCCACAAACTGCTGAAGGACGTGGATCAAAAGTTGAAACATTACCGGGTGGTACAGGACTTGGTGAAATTGATGACTTGAAATACTTTACTAACAAGTTATTTAGAGGATTAAGAATTCCAAGTAGTTATTTGCCAACAGGAACTGACGACGGCGGTTCTGTAGTAAATGATGGACGAGTAGGTACTGCATTAATTCAAGAATATAGATTTAATCAATATTGTAAACGTCTACAACAGAGTGTTGCTAGTACATTTGATTTTGAATTTAAAATGTTTCTTAACTGGAAAGGTTACAACATTGATAGTGGTATGTTTGAATTAAGAATGAACGAACCACAAAACTTTGCCGCATATCGTCAGGCTGAAATTGATGCTCAACGTGCAACTTTATTCTCTAGCCTTTCAAATGTTGATTACCTAAGTAAAAGATTTATGTTAAAACGTTTCCTTGGATTAAGTGAAGAAGAAATGACAGATAACGATCGTATGTGGGCTGAAGAAAACGGAACTAATGAATTAAAGAAATCCAGTGGTGAAGATTTAAGAAGTATTGGTGTTACACCAGGTAATATTAATAGTGATTTAGATGCACTTGACACTGAAGATACAGATGTTGATCTTGATCTTGATGTCGATGATGCTGGTGCAGACGCTGCCGATGCTGGCGGTGATGAAGTATAAAGGTAAATACAGATATGGAACTTAACGACTTATTTGCAAAGAATAGATATTCGGCCGAAGAAGACAAAAGTGTAATGGATCTTAACGATACTCGTAAGACACGATTAACACTTGAGCAGATTAATAAAATGCGACGTATTCAAGAAGCCAAGAAATTCGAACAATACGAAAAACTAAAACGTATTAAAGCACAATACGGCACCGACGAATCCGGTGGAGATTCCATCTAAAAATCATTAAATTTTGTATATGATAAAAGAAAATGCGAAAAGTGATACTTTTTCGCCTTTTTTTATACCTTTTTTTAAATGATAAGTAAATACATTATACCATAATAACTATCCTAGTAGGAGTTTGAGAAAAATGAATGAGAAATGGAAACAGTTGATCGATTTAATCGTCAACGAAGAAGAAGATAAAGCAAATGAGCTTTTCCACGAGATCGTAATTGAAAGCTCTCGCGGAATCTACGAAAACCTTATCACTAGTGAAGATCTAGTTGATGAAGCAGCAGTTGAAGAAGTGAGTGACGATGAAGTAAACAACTTTATTAGCGACATCGAAGCTGACGAAGAAGGTATCAGTGAAGAAGACGATGATATCGAAGATGCTGAAGCAGAGTTAGAAGACGAAATGGAAATTGTTCCAGACGGTGAAGAAGCAGGCGAAGATGAAGGCGAAGAAGAGCTAGAAGATCGTGTTGTTGATTTAGAAGACGAACTCGAAGCATTAAAAGCAGAATTTAACGAACTTATGAATGACGGCGACGAAGCACCTGCAGAAGAGCCAGAAATGGAAGCAGTTGAGTCAGTTGAAGAAGCAGCAGACGAAGAAGTTTCTGAAGAGTCAGAAGAAGTCGTAGAAGACGAAGAAGTTGTAGTTGAGTACGCAGAAAAAGCACCAGCACCACAAGGTGGTAGTGACGATAATGCAAAATCAGCTGTAGCAAAGTCTGGTAAAGGCGGCATGAAAAACGCACCAAGTGGCGAAGAAAAAGGCGCACCTGCACCAAAAGCACAAGATATGGGTGGCACAACTAAGCCTGATATGAAGAAGGTTTAATTAGCTTAGAAGGAATTATATAGATGACTTCAGTATATCTAAAAGAGAATTTGACATATGATCAAGCTCGCATGATAACAGAACATGCAAATGATGGCAAGGATTTATTCCTTAAAGGCATATGCATTCAAGGTGGCGTAAAGAACGCTAACTCTAGAGTATATCCTGTAAGCGAAATAAGCGATGCAGTGTCAACACTTAACGAACAGATAACTGGAGGTAACTCTGTATTAGGAGAAGTAGACCATCCAGACGATCTAAAGATTAACCTGGATCGGGTATGCCATATGATCACAGAAATGTGGATGGATGGTCCGAACGGTTATGGTAAATTAAAAATACTTCCAACGCCGATGGGAACACTAGTACGAACAATGCTAGATAGTGGCGTCAAATTAGGAGTATCGAGCCGCGGTAGCGGTAATGTCAATGAAGCCTCAGGTGAGGTTAGCGATTTCGAGATCGTCACAGTAGACGTAGTTGCACAACCAAGTGCGCCAAATGCATACCCAACTGCAATTTATGAAGGCTTAATGAACATGAAAAATGGACATAAAGTTTTTGGAATTGCCGCAGAGGCTCAAGAAGATGGTCGTGTACAAAAATACTTAAGAGATGAAGCTTTACGCTTAATCAAAGAACTAAAACTTAGGAGTTAAACATTATGTTTGATGCACTCAAACCATTGCTCGAAAGTGGCATTGTCAATGAAGAAACTCGCGCCGAGATCCAAGAGGCTTGGGAGTCACATATTAATGAGACTCGTGAACAAGTCCGCGGTGAACTTCGCGAAGAATTTTCACGCCGTTACGAGCATGACAAAAATACAATGGTCGAGGCTCTAGACAAAATGGTTACTGAAGGGTTAACTACAGAAATCGAACAGGTTATTGCTGAACGTACTTCGTTAGAAGAAGATCGTGTAAAGTTCAACACTGATATGACTCAAAAGGCAGAGGTGTTTGAAACATTTATGTCTGAGAGACTTAGTGAAGAACTTAAAGAACTTAACGAAGATCGTAAGGTACAAGCTGAAACACTCGATAAACTACAGAAGTTTGTAGTGAAGGCTTTAGCCGAAGAGATTGCTGAATTCCATAAGGATAAGCAGTCAGTAGTTGAAACTAAGGTTAAACTAGTAGCAGAAGGTAAAAAACAAATTGCAACGTTAAAGTCAAAATTTGTTGAACGTGCCGCTGGACTAGTTCAAAAAACAGTAACCGAGAACCTCAACAACGAATTAACTCAACTTAAAGAAGATATTGCATCTGCTCGCGAGAATAACTTTGGTCGTAAGATCTTTGAAACTTTCGCTCATGAATTTGCAACATCACATTTAAATGAAAATGCAGACATCCAAGCATTACAACAGAAGATTGAAGAAGTAACAACTCAACTAGCAGAAGCAAACACTGCTATTGAATCTAAGACTTCAATTGTTGAAAGCAAGGAAGCTGAAATTCGTGTAATAAATGATCGCATTGCACGTGATCAAAAGTTATCAGAGATGATGAATCCACTTAGCAAGGATCAGAAAGAAGTAATGAGTTCATTACTTGAGTCTGTAACAACACCTCGCTTAGATGCATCATTTAAAAAGTATTTGCCAGCCGTTATGAAGAATGACGCAAAAGCCACTAAAAAGGTAATTGCAGAATCTAAAGTAGTAACTGGCAATAAAAAGGAAGCCACTAAAGATCTAGATGAGGGCAATATCATTGAAATCAAGCGTTTAGCTGGTTTGCAAACGTAAAATATATTTTATCAGGAGACGAAACAAATGTCTAATTTAATGGAAAGTCGTTGGGACGAAACAAAAGATGCCCTCCTAGAGGGTCTCACAGGGTCAAAACGCAAGAACATGGGTGTTGTTCTAGAGAACACCAAGCACTATCTTTCAGAGAGTGCGACAGCAGGCGCAACAGCCGCTGGTAACGTAGCAGTACTTAACAAGGTAATTTTACCTGTTATCAGACGTGTTATGCCAACAGTTATCGCTAACGAAATCGTTGGTGTTCAGCCTATGGCAGGACCTGTATCACAGATCCATACACTTCGTGTTAAGTATAACACTGGTACATCACGTGATGGTTCAACTGCAATTCCAAAGATCCCAACAGGAACTTTGACTGCAGGTGACGAAGCACTTTC